CTAATTCATGGTCTTTAAACTCATCTTTGTATTCATAGCGGTAAACAGTTAAACCGTTATTGGCAACACCAATTGGTTCAATGTTTTCTTTAGTGCGAATGTCAGACATTGCCATAATTCCAGCACCGCCTAAACTAAATAGACCGCTAGTCATTTGATTGTTAGCCGCATTTTGAGCATTGGAAGCCGCTAGATTAGCGTTATAACCCATCTGTGCCGCACCCAACATATCAGGCCCAGCAGTATTCGCTTGCATAGCAGGGTTTACAAAGCTAGGCCCTTGTACTTGTGCTCCTGATCTAACAGCGTTTAATGTATTAAGTGGTTCGTTCCGCAAATAGGCTTGCTCTTGCAGGGCAGTTTTACGGGCTGTATCGCCAACACCAAAACCTGCTGTAGTAACAGAAGCCAATAAATCGTTTTCTTTCATTGCTTGGCTTTGCATTGCTCGCTTGTATGCTTCTGAACCTACGGGTATACCCGAATTAGCTAATTGAGTTGCTAATGCTTCACGACCCTGTTGTATTTGGGGCTGAAGTCTTTGCATATAAGCATCTTGATAGCTTTGGCTGGGATTAAAACCAGTTGTAGGCAACTTGCTAGTATCAAACGGGGTTTCCAACATTTTGTTGACATAACCTAAGCCTTTACCAGTAAGTTCACCAAGACCTAAACTGGCTTTATTTTGGTAATCTAATAATTGTTGCTGTGCAGGGGCAAGGGATTGCGTAGCACTCCACATAGGATTGCCAAACTTATCTTCGCCTGAAACTTGATATTCAAGCGAACCATAAGGCGTGTATTGATTTACACGATTAGCCGCAATATTGGCACGAGCCGCTTCTAAGTTGCCTGCCGCTGTTTCTTTTGCCGCACCAGCATAATCGGGTGGTGGTGGAGCACTAGCCGACTTTCCCATATCTTTCTCCTAAAAACTTACATTTGTCTTTTGACATTACAAAAAACAACAAATCTCCAGTAGGAAAAACATCAAGTAATCGTGCTTGTTCCTCAAACCCCAATTTCTTAACAAATTCTACCGACTTGTCGTTGCTACTAACTACTGGGGCAATAATTTTATCTACCCCTAATTGTACAAAAGGATAATCAAAAATGGTATGTAAATATTGCTTATTTAGCCCTTTTTCAAGATAAATATGGCAAGTTACCGATTTTTTATTAAAGTCCTCATACCAAACTACTGATTCTATTTCATCTGTTACCCAACCAATTGTGCTTGAATTTTCAGGTGTCCATACCATGTTTAACTTTTGGGCGATAAATGGCCCTAATAAGTCTTTATCAAAACATAGCACTACAGAACTCCACCTTTTTCCATTACATAATCGGTTGATGCCCAATGAAACTCAATACCTTGCGATGCAACATTTATATTAACTGAACCAGCAAATCCTAAACCATTAACCCCTTGCCAAAACTTAGTAGTAGTCAAAGTGCCACCCCAGTTAGCTTGATCCCATTTAGCTGTATCCCAAAGACCAATATTGTTAATTGTAGGGTTAAATGCTATCTGATTGGTTAATGGTTGTGTGTCAAAATCGGTGCTAATACCGCATAAAACGGTCGGTAAGCCGTTATCTGTCTGTAGGATAGGGCGTACTAAGGTAAAGCGTTTTTGCTGTCCACGACTTTCAAAATAGCTATAGGCTTGCTGTGCAGTTGCAACAATATTAGCCCCTGCATCTGATGATTGAGCATAGAAATTACCTACAAATCCGCTAGAACCAAAGTAAATCTTGTTATCGGCTGATACTTCCCAGCAAATAGCGTTAATTCCTGTGAATTTAGCCCATGACTTAGTAATCGTGTGCATTACATATTGATCGTACCCTGTGCCAGTAGGTATGTTTAAAATCAACATATTTTCACTAGCAAAATAGTTAATCTGCCAGCCAAAAAGGGCGTAGTAACTGGTTGCCGCTTGGCTTACAGCGTAATATATCTTGTCTGTTAGGTTTACACGGGGGTCTAAGCGTGAAGATTGCAAGGCGGCAGACATTGGCACTAAACCGTCTTGTGTCAGCAATAGCAGGTCGCCGCCAAATTTGAAAAAACACCTACGGCTAAAGGTTTGACCCATCTGCCATACTCCGACTTCACTCCAAGCATTAGGATCACTAGGGTTTGTACCCTTATAAACAATGACTTCACCCATGCTAGTAACAAAAGCGGATAGGTCATCAACGCCATAACCTGCATCTAAAGTCCATGTACCCATTGCTTGCAAGAAACCACCTGAACGGGCAATTGATCCCAAAGGAAAGTCTAATGCCGCACCACCAATAGATTCCACAGGTAAATACCAAAAGGTCATGCTGTCTTTTTGCACAAAAAACAATCTGTTTTGGCACATATTGACATTGACGAAAACATTACTATTTACGCCTGTGATGCCCAATACGGTATAAGTTCCGACTACGGTAGCGTTAGCCGCAGGTGCGGTAGCCATCGTGTAAGTAAAGGTTGAAGCACCCGTTACGGTAATAGCATAAGTGCCGTTGTAATTTGATGCAGTCGCACCTGAGATAGATACACGGTTACTGGTTGCCAAGCCATGCGGTGCGGCAGTTGTTACGGTAGCTGTTAGGTTACCCGAACCACCCCTTGTAATGGTGCTAATAGTTTGGGCGGTAGTCGTGGTAGCCATTTTGTACCAGCGTGTACCGTCATAAATAATAGCTGGATCAACACCGTTTACCGCAATAATGAAGTTGCCACCATCGGTACTAATCATGCAATGCTGGAATCTACTGTTAGTTAAACCAGTAAATACAGAAGTTGCGGTAGAAGTTGATGCGTTATAAATAACCCCGTTGGCAATAGCAAAAAGAGTGTTTACGCCATCATATCCAGCGTAATTCATCAGGGTTTCTACATTACCCGTGATGCCAATAGAAGCCTTTGAATAGCCTTTTCTGAGGGTTACATCGGTAGGCGTAGGAAAGAAATTAACTAATTGCACCGCATCAAGTGGTTGCATTTCAGCTAACGAATCCCTAGCGTTCCAACCCCCAATAGGGGCGGCCAAAGAAGCGGTTGTGGCGGTGAACTTCTTAGCGACCGCCATTATTAAGAACCGTAGCCAGTATCAGGGATATTTGCCCAACCAATCAGCACGGCACTTGGAGCAGGTGCAAATGATAGGGTAGCAGAACCTTTATCGTTAGCCTTGGCTATTGATAGGTAACGCATATAGTCTTGTTGCAATGCAGTAGTATCAAAAGACTTAATTTGAAAGTATTTGAGTTTAGTTAAAAGAACGATAATTGAATCGTCTAATACAGATGTATCGCTGTCGGCAGTAAAGCTATTCTTAACTGCATCGGTAGCACTTCTTACCCAGCCCTTAGAACGATACTCAAACCCTAAATATTCTTGGGTGTTATATGGTGGCCATATTTCAAATTTGTTGCCAAGAATACGCCAGCGTACCCGTGGGCCTGTTGAGATATAACCTGATTTAAGCCATTGCCATTGTTGTGCATCTACTGGGCCAAGCATCTGCCAATGCTTTGTCTTGTCCCAATGTGTGTTATCGGTAATGGTTTCGTAATCATCAGGCAACGGGTAAATGGTACGGCTAAATGTGACAGAACCACCTACGGATGTTGCAGAAGATTGCTGTGTAGTGCTTACAGAAGTTCCGCTTAAAACTTGATCTACATAAGTATCTTGTGGAATACTTGTACCAACAATAGAATAATTGCTGTCCAGCCCTGTCGTACTAGGAATGGCGGTAAGAATTTGTGTGCCATTCGTTGTATCGCAGGTCGTGGTTATTGCGTTTGTATAAAACCGATATTCCAACTCCAATGCTTGCCAGTCGTGTTCCTTGATTAAGTCATAACCAGCACGATTCATCAAAGCTAAGATTTGTTGCACATCTTGGCTAGTGTTTCCTGCTACATAAGTAGGTACGGCTAGGTTAAGTTCAGCGGTGACTTGCTGTACTAATTCAAGCATTGTTGCTGACATATTAGGCTTCCTCTGTGGCTTCCGCTTTGCGTTTACGGGGTTTCTTTTCACCAACAGCGGCAAGTATAGTTGCCATTTGTTCCTGCATAATGGCTAACTTCGCATCTGTTTCAGCCTTTATTTTAGCAGTTTCTTCATCCTTTTTGGCAAGTTCTTCTTTCAAAGCGTTAATTTCTGCTTCACGCTTATCTGTTTCTGCCGCTGTTGTAGCTAGATTTAGAAATGCCTTTGCCTTGTCACGGAACGCATAAGGTGACATTCCTGCCGCCATACCCATACGCTGTAACTGCTGATCTGATGCACTTGCTACCGCTTCTACCGTGTGAAACTTCATAGCACGGAGTTCTTCTGCTTGTGATTTAGATACTAAAGGCCATTCTGTTAATGGTGTTCCCTCATATCCTTCGTCATTTGCACCCAATGAGTTTTGATATTTAGCCCAATGTAGCGGAAAACGCTGTTTATGGCTTTCTAAAGCAAAAGTATCAATTTCAGTAAGGGTATCGCCAGCAACGCAAATATGTACAAAATCAAATTCTTTGTAAATTGGTCTGCCAGCTTCAGCGGAAGCATCATCCTGTTTTACTGGTCGCTTGTAAAAGCGTACTTGTAATCGGGAATCTGCATTTTGTTCATCTGATGGTAAAGCCATGTTTAAATCTCCTAAGTAGTTAGGTAAAGTTAAAGAAAAAAGGGGCTATCCTTTTGAGATAACCCCTCATTTTTACTACATTTTAGCGTTTTAAGCTAATCAAACAGAAGCCTTGCTAAACCAGCCATAATCGCCTGATGCCATTGAAGCACCTGACAAGTATGTACCTGCACCCAAAGTTGCTTGGAATGTAGATGCGTTGATTACACAAGTAGCTGTTGATGTTCCAATTGCTACAGCGGCTTGTGCAAACACATAACGGAAGCCGTCAGAACCAAACACTTCAGCACCAGTAGGGCCAAATGTAGGGATTGCTGTACCAGCAGAGTTAGGGTTTGTATTAGCTACGTTGGCTAAATCTATGCCAGCTAAAGGGGTAATTGTATATGCCATGATATATTTTCCTTTCGAATCAATGGATTAAGTTGTCAAAACGCCTTGCAAGAACGAATTCGAGCAAGTCAAATTTCCAGCCCAACCATACAACTT